GTGATGAAGTGCTTGCACTTGTCATCGATGCGCAGGCGTACCGAACCGTCAGCGGCGCGCAACATGCGGTTGACCGCGTTGATACGGTCGGCCACAGGAGGATGCTTCTTGCGGTACTTGATCCGCTTGAAACCCTTCTCGCGAAGAATATCCAAGTCAGTTTCACCGCGCGCGTGCTGGCGGGCGCCGCCAGCCGGATCGGGATAGATGACCATCTGCACCTGATGTCGCCAGTAGCGTTTTTCCAACTCTTCGCAGATTTCTTCGGTGTTGGACGAGAACTGCACGATCTCGTCAACGGCCCAAATAGATCCATCCGGTTGTGGCTGAAATAAGACAGTCGACATCGGATCGATGTTGAAGTCCATACCAACCCAAATCGGCAGCTTGGGGTTGAACGGGTATGCGCCCGTATGCTCCATGCGATCGAACGGGTAGTAGACGCGACCGGACATCGTTTCGAACGAGGCTTCGAATTCCTGCTTGAACGATTTGTCGTCCATGTCGGCCTTCGCTGCTTCAATTTCCGAAACCGGGATGAACGGCGACGTGATCGTTGGGAACTGCCAGGACTCCCACAGTCCACGCATGACGTTTTGCGAGTCTTGTCCGCGCTTGTACAGTTCGTACAGGTAGTTGTACGCCTTCGGCGTACCGATGAAGATCGCGTGACCGCGACGGTCAGCCAGCACCGGGCGCAGAACTTTGACCCAGGTTTCGGCGTCAATATCCTGAAATTCGTCGAGCACCAGAAAATCGACACCGACACCGCGCAGGGAATCGCCCTTGTCAGCGCCCTTAAGCTCGATGACGGTGCCATTTACCAAAACGATACGCAGACTGGTTTCGTTGATTTTTCGAATCCAGCGCTTCGGGATCGCTTCGAGCAAGTCGGTCCACATAATTTGCTTGGCCATCTTGTACGTCGGCGCGACGTACCAGATTTTCCGCTTCTTGACTTTCGCATGCGTGATGATCAGCACGCGCGACAAGGCGGTCTTGCCCCAACGCCGGCCGGCGACAACAACGCGAAAACGGGCCTTGGAGCGATAAACAAGCATCTGCTTGGTGTGGAGTGTCAAACGTGACGATGGCGCTGCCATTAGCCCTCCTCAACCACGTCAGGGCCATCATCGTCGTCGATGTCCTTGTCATCGTCGTCGCCGCCCTTCTTGTCGCTCGGCGCGATTTCGTCCAGTTCCGATGTGTCGCGGTCGCGCAGTTCTTGAATTTGCTCTTGCGTCAGTTCCGCAACCACCAGTTCTGGCATTTCGTCAGGATCGATCGCGTCAGGACGATCCAGGCCCAGCACGGCGTAACGTTCGGCGCGTACGAGTGCCAAACCTTGCGCAGCTTCCTTGAGCGTCTTGATGTTGTTGATGACCGTGGCGACCGCCGCGCCGGCGCGCTTGGATTCCAGAATCTCGTTCCAGATCAGCTTGCCGAGGTTGGTCGCCATCGTGTAGTGCTGCTCTTTGGTTTCACGAATGCGCGCAGCCATGATCGTCGCGTCATCCAGGGCCACCGACTTGAGCTTTTCTTCGACTGCTTTTTTGGTCAGGTCGGCGCGACTGCCTTTGACGATGCCGCGATTCTTGAAGTGTCGTTGAAACGTGGAAACAGCAACCTTGTACTTTTTCTCCAAGTCTTCGTACACGACTGTGCCGGATTGCCAAAGCGCTTCGGCTTCGGCCCATTCGGCGGGGGTCAAACGTTTTTTCGCAACCACGGTATTTCCTCGGCAAAAAAAAAGGGCGCTGGAGTGGCGCCCGTTGGAGAAAGAAAGTGGCGCTACTGTAGCCGCAAGGTTCCGACCTGTCAAGTCAGTAATGACTTATGTTACCACATAGAAACATGGCTTCAAAATCAGGTTCCCGCGCCCGGTGTTATCAAAAAGAACTTATGTTGTCACTTTGAACTTATGTTGTCTTTTTGAACTTATGCAATTCCGAAATTTTCCTAATACTTATAACTATACGTTTACATAGTAGTTAAGTACTTAGTATTTATAGAAAGAGGGTGCTTTGCATAAGTTCAAAATGACAAGCATAAGTTCAAAATGACAACAACCAAAAGCATACACAAATTCCCGGAAAGGGAAGAACTGCCGGTTACATTCCCAGGATGTCTTGCGGGATCGGGACCAGTTCTTCGGTCCCTCCCAACTCAACAATCGCGGCTTTACTGGTCCCGGAGTACGCTTCTGGCAGCGATTTGTAACCCATCCCGGCCGCAGTTGGCGCGATTACCTGGCGCATGCGACCGCGAATTTTGACGATTCCACGCTTCTCAATCAGTCCGCGACCGATCAAGGCGCGAATCGAAAACTGCAAACTCTGCTTCGAAGTGTGATACCGGATCAGTGAAAGGATTTCGTCGAGATCGGTTTCGTTTTGCTCGGTGATGACACGCATCAACTCGATTTGTTTTAGCGTAAGGTATGGATGCATATCGTTTTGATGCTCTTACAAATCGTTCAGGATCAGTTGATCCGTAACAGGTTGGTTGTCAAATGCCAAAAGCGGCAGACGTTCAGGCAATTCACGCTTCGCATCCGGGTTTCGGTAGATGCCGTACAGCGGACTTGCCAAAACCAACTGCTGCAAGCTCTTGACCAAGTAACCAACTTCCATGCTTTCGACGCGCGACGTGCCGTTTGCGCGGTTGTCGCCGGATTTTTCCATCGACGAGCAGGTGTAGTAGAACTTGCGCATTTCAGCCACGCACTTTTCACGTACAGCCGGCGTGAAAGCGGCCAGTTCGGTTTTGATACCGACGTAATCCATCGGCATACTGACAAACCAGCGACGGAAAAACGCGATGCCGCGCTCGTAATTGGAACTGCGCTTCGGTTTCGTGAACTGCATACCGGCTTTGGCGGCAAACGGATTGAACTTGCTCATGCTCGACTGGAATTCGACAAACACGCAGCCGGTCATGCGCATCATCAGGTTTTGCATGCGGTACGCGATCCCGCCACCGCGGTACATGGTGTCCAGCACCAGACGGCTATTCGTGCAGGAGTTCGCGTTGAGCCACAGCGCCCGGTGACGGTTGATCAGCTTGGTGTCGCGGCCGGCCTGGTTCGGGCGCATGTGCGGCATCGCTTCATTGCGTCCGGACAGCAGCATCTTCGGCACCGTCATGACGCCGACACCGATCACGCGACCATCCAGCACGCAGCGATAAATCTTCGGGCCGATCCCCAGGTTCTCCGCCTTGTAGTGCAACTCGTGCAGAAGCTCCCAATCGTCCTTGGTGCCCCGTTCGACGTAGATGCGGTTCAGGAGTGAGAGACGGTGATTGGAGGGCACCTGGAGCCGTTTAACCAGCATGTCGGGCGTATCAGCGATGATCATAGGGGTTCTGCTTGCGGTATTCGTTGCGGCGACGCTTGAAGGCGCTGTTTCCATTGCTCGAGCACAGGGCGCCGATCAGGTGACCGATCATGTCGGCCAGGGCTTCGATGATGTCGACAATCATGGCTGCGCTTTCGGTGTGACGGCGCCGGCAGTGATCTTGTTGGCGGTAATGGTCGTGGTCACCAGTTCGCCAGCGCGAATCTTCGGCGGTACGCCGGCCGCAGCAAGCCACGAGCGCAGTTGCGCTTCGCTCTTGCCACCACTGGTCATGGCGGTGACGAAGCCATTCTTGAACACCAGCAGGGTTGGCACCGCGCGCACGCCATGCTCTGCAGCCAGGTCGCGCGCCTCGCCGGCGTCCAGACCGACCAGTGGGATACCTTGTTCGGTGGCGATTTGCTCGAGCAGCGGCTTCATGCTCTTGCATGGGCCGCACCAGGCCGCGCTCATCATCAGCACGACGGGTTGCTTGTTCGACGCCTCGATGACATCGGTGGCGAATTGTTCGGGGGTGGTGTTATGCATTTTTCATTCCTTCGGGTGCGCGGATCAGTTCGATCTTCTCGCGGTAACGTTTTTCGATGACAAGGTTTGGCGCCAGGTCGTCAACCATGTCGGTATGGGTGGTGGCCACCAGCAGCGTGGCGCCCATCTTGCGGGCCGCTTTCTGCAAGTTGAAGGCGATCACTTGAGCAGTGGTGCGATCCAGCACGGCGAGAAACTCGTCAGCGATCCACACCTTTGCGCCCGACTCGATCAGCTTGGCCAGGCGAAAGCGGTAGCGCTGCCCGTCCGACAGTTCGGCCGGCTTGCGAATGAACAGGTACGCGTCGTTCAAGCCGGCGATCGACAGAAACGACAGCGCCTCGGTGGTGTTCTTGCCGATCTGGTCGATCAGTGGCATGTCCAGCAGTGGCACGGCGTCGATGTCGAACGTCTCGAGGCCCGCGGCGCGCATCTGTGCAACCAGTTCGCGCAGAACGGTGCTTTTGCCGGCGCCAGACTGCCCGGTCACGTACACGACCTCGCCCTGGTGGATTTCGATCGGCTGGTTGTCGAAGACGACGAATTCCTTGTCGTCCAGGCCCAGCCCGAACGCTTCGGCAATCTCCAGAACCCGGTCGGTGCGGGTGACGGACGTTTCGAAGCGCTTGTCGATGGTGTAGACGGTCATTTCTGCTCCCACGCCTTGAGAACGTCCGATGGCGTCAACGCGCCAAACAGGGTGTTGGAGTTGACGTAGCTGGCATGCGCGAACGCGCGCACAAGCGCCCACTTAACGATGGTTCGCGGCATGTATTCAGCAATCGTGTAGGCGATCGCGTCGAGGGTGTTGATCAGGTAACGTTTCATGCTGCCGCCTTGAAGTTGCGTACGAAGTGAAGAAAAGCGTCGGCGCCAGTCTTGCCGCTGTCTGCTTCCAGTTGGGCGATGAACATGGCCACGTCGCGTTCGTCGGCGCCCTTGATGGTCTTGAAGCCCAGCGCTTTGGCGATCGCAACCGGCTTGTCAGCGATGGCGATGATCGTCTCGGCCGTCTCGCGATCCTGTTCAGCGATCTCGTGATCCAGGTCGGCAACGAATGCCGTCGGAGACAGTTCGCCCAGGTCGGCAACCATGAATTCGAGCTCCTTCTTGTCGAAGATGCCTTCGAGCGAAAAATCGAGCGTGGCCAGTTCTTGCGCCAGCAGGTCTGAATCCAGGTTCGAGATCGCAACCCGGTTGTCGGCCAGGCGGAACGCGCGCTTCTGTTCCTCGGTCATGTCGAGCATCTGCTGAACAGGGACGTTTTTAAGGCCCAGTTCGAGCGCTGCCTTTTGACGACCGTGACCGGCCAGGATTTCTTCGTTCTCGTCGACCACGATCGGATTGCCGCGCCAGCCGAATTGCTTGATCGAACTGGCGATCTTGCTCACTTGGGCCGGGTCGTGGATCTTCGCGTTGAGAGCGTAGGGCTTGGGACGATTCACGTCCCACATTTGGATTTCGGATGGGTTCATGGGAGAAATAGGCTAACAAGGGCGCAAACGGCCCAAATGGGAACAGTCGCAGCCAGACCGACGATCAACACCGCGGCTGCGCCAAGTTCGTTATACGAAACTTCGTCGGCGCGGTAAAACACCGCGGCCGTGTAGATGATCACCATGTCCAGAATCAGAGGGATGAGCCACCAGGGAATCATGTTCACCTCAGAACGAAGTTGGCTGTGCCACAGCGCGAGTCAGGCACATCAGCGACTCTTGCATGTGGGTCTTGGCGATTGCTGCCCAGCGCGCCGGCTCGGCTGCAGCAAGACGACGTTCTTCGTCATCGTCAGCCTCATGACGCTGTTCGAGCAGGTGCAGCTTCACTTCCGCGATCAGTTCTTGCATGACCTGGCCATGCAGCTTGATTTTGTTCATGAGGTCGATCTCGTCTTGGCTCAAACTGCGGTAGCCGACGATTTTGGTGTGTTGGTCTTTCATGCTGCTTCCTTGATTGGGATGATGGTGCGCAAAACGTGCATTGCTTGATCGGTGTCGAGTGGGTCGAAGTTGTCGCCGTCTTCGCAGACATCGCACTCTTCTTCCCACTCCTGGTTGGCGCAGTCCTCGCAGAACTCGTAGCCCTTGCCAGTGCATTTCGCCACGTCAGACCTCGACATCGTTGAAAATGTGAACCAGTGCATTGCCGGCATTGGTCAGGCTGTCTTCGTCGTGAAAGCGTTGCGCCTTCATGGTGCGGTTGACCTTTTCGGTGATCTTGGCCACGTCTTCAACCGGCACCTTGAAGCGCATGATGGTGTGGGTTTGGGTCGTCTTCGGGGCAGGATCGACATGACTTGGGGCGGCAGTGCCGTCCATGTCCAGTTCGTCAAGATCGTCGAGCGCTATACTTGTCTGCGAGAAGATCGATTCGAACTCATTGACCGAGTACGGCAGAAAAGACGACAGGTCTTCCGGTGCGCCCAGTCCTTCGAGCAGCTTTGCCAGCGCCAGCGTGTCGTCATCGCCATACCGACCATTGTCGATCAGACCGATTTTCTTGGCTTCCTCGTCGGAGATAACGCCCAGGTTGGCAACCGGGACTTCGTCCATCTTCAAACGAATTGCCGAATCACGACGGTGCGCGCCGCCGAGAATCTGCAGTGAACCGTCTTCCAGTTCGCGCACGATGATCGGCTTGAACATGCCAAACTGTTTCAGCGATTCGTCAATCTTCGCTTCATTTTCGGGAGATACCATATTGGTATTCCAGGGGTTCGGCCGCAAAAGAAGCGGTGGCAGTGAGAGAAATTCAGGCATATAAGGGAATGGTGGTGGCTAAGTCAGTAATGACTTATACTTTATCCTCAATCCAACTAATTGGCAAGTTATGACAAAAGAAGTGGTAACAATCGCTCGAAACGCCGTCATTGCGCAGCTTCGTGACGCCAGTCGTGAAGCCAAGCTGGCGGTACAGACAATTCTCTCGTACGCGGTCGCCGGCGCCGAACATGTCACCACATTCAAAAGTGGCAAATGGGATGGTCGCTCGTCGTTTCTCGACTTCAAGAGCGGCGTATTCCCGGCAGGTTTTACCGCATTCGTCAGCGCGCGCTTGCGTCACGCGGGATACGATGTAAGGGTTTTGCAGCGCCCGCTGCCCGCGCCACTCGGCCCCGAGCGCCCGGTCGTCGATGCATTCCCGGAAGACCCGAATTACGACTTTCAAATGGGAACGGTCGAAAAAGTCCTGAAACACGGCCAGATCATTGCGCAGGTAGCCACCGGTGGCGGTAAATCCCGTATCGCGCGCCTGGCATTTGCTCGAATCAACCGCCCCACGTTGTTTTTGACCACGCGCGGCATTCTCATGTACCAGATGCGCGACACGTTCGAGAAAGACCTTGGCATTGGCGTTTCGGTGCTTGGTGATGGTCAGTTTGGTCACGTCATGGCAGACGGCCGGCGCGCGGTCAAGAAAATGTGCGTCGGTATGGTGCAAACCCTGGTGGCGCGTCTTGAAGAAAAGACGGTTGAATCCGAACTCGAAAAAGTCACCACCGCAATGGCTGCGAAAGAGATCAAAGAAGCCAAAGCGTATCAGACCAAAGCGCACAAGGCCGGCAACCGGGGCGACGCGCTGAAAAATGCCGTGATGCGCTTTGAAGAGCGACAAGTGCAAGCGCGCCCGAAGATGGCAGAACTGCGGGCCAAGATCGTCAAGAAGGTCACCGAACACATGACCGAGCGCGCGCACACGATCGCCCTGCTGGAGCGGTTCGAGTTCGTCATTCTGGAAGAGGCGCACGAAGTCTCTGGCGACAGCTACTACCAGATTTTGCGCCACTGCAAAAACGCGCACTACCGCCTGGCGCTGACCGCCACCCCGTTCATGAAGGGTGACGAAGAATCGAACATGCGTCTGATGGCGGTGTCGGGACCGATCGCCATCCGTGTGTCGGAAGAAATGCTGATCGACCGCGGCATTCTGGCCCAGCCACACTTCAAGATCATCCCGATGAAGGTCAAGCCGAAGCATCTGCTGCGTGGAACCGGGTGGCAGAGCGCATACCGGATCGGGATCACCGACAACGAGTGGCGCAACGAGGCGATCGTCGAAGAGTGCGCGCGCATGGCGCAACACGGCTTGACCTCGATGGTGCTGGTGCAGCACACGAGCCACGGTGAAAAGCTCATGTCCATGCTCGAGGCTGCAAAATTGCGCGTCGGGTTCATTCAGGGTGAAGACGAACAGTCGCGGCGCCAAGACGCCCTGCGACAACTGGCCAGCGGTGCGTATGACGTTCTCATCGGCACCACCATTCTTGACGTTGGTGTGGACGTGCCGGCCGTCGGTCACGTCTGTCTGGCGGGTGGTGGCAAAGCCGAGGTCGCCCTGCGTCAGCGTATCGGTCGCGGTCTGCGCGCCAAGAAGGTCGGCCCGAACGTCTGCTTCGTGACCGACTTTGCCGACACCTTCAATGACCACCTGTCAGGGCATGCGCGCACGCGCCTGGGGATCATCAAAGGCACGCCCGGCTTCGATCGCTTCGTGTACGAAAACGGCGCACAGTACGATCTTGAGGCACTGGGATTCACAAAGAAGGCAAGCGCTGCATAAAGCGCTTGCGCTTTTGCTTTTGGGCATGTAGTCTTTCCTCACTACTGACTTAGGAATAGCCATGAAACACACCGTTGCCATTAACTTCATGATCTGCCTTCTGGTTGCGCTGGCGCTGCTTGTCAGCAAAGAGCCGATCGTGCTGGCTTTCCTGGTTCTGCTGCACGAACTGCCGTATGGTCTGGAACAGACCAAAATGCAACTCGACGCCGGCAAGGACGACGATGATGAATCCGAAGACGCCGATGGTCGCGGCATCGGATTCACCGCAGGCATGTAATACCCCGCTTTCCCGATCTCACTGCCGTGAGTCTCCTAGCGCCCTTCGGGGCGCTTTTTTTATGTGTGCGTTTTTCATCTGTGAAAACTTATACATGCACTATAATGATAATGCGTGAGATTGCTTTATCTCATAAAACTAATGGAGAAAATATGACGACAGCACAAGCGGCGCCCGGCAGTGTGCGCTACACCATCGAAACGTCAGAAGAGGCGCGCGATTACATTGCGCGCATGGCGAAGCAGTACCGCATCACGCAAGGCGAAGTGATCGAATCTCTCGTCAATGCGCGCGATCTCGGCACCCTGATTCCCGACATGATGAAGACGCGGGAAGAAAAGGTGGCTGAACGTCGGGTGCGTCGTGAACAGGATGCAACGCTCAAAGCGGCCCTGGCTGCAATGCCGGCCGAGCAGCGCGCGCGTCTGTTGGGGGAATCGTCATGATGCTGATTCTGATCATCGCAATCGGCGTGATTGCATTCTATGCCGACCGATACACTGGCGGTCATCTGCGTCGCATGTCGTTTGCGCAGGTCTTTCTGATCTTCTTCATGCTGTTTCTTCTGTTGTCGATGATCGGCGGGAGTTCGACGTGACAAAGGATGCTCGTTTTCAAAAAGCGGGCGGCGAATCGATCAATAAACGCGTTCATTACATCGTATTTCCCTGGAGTGAAAGACTTCATCGATACGCGCCAGGTTTGGCAAGAACAAAGAACGGTAAACCAGTCAACAATGGCGGTTACTGGTCTTACAAAGACGCCTGCAACCTTGTTGAATCCGGGCATTGGGAGAAAATGCCCGATTCAGAAGATGTGCCGTCAATTGGAATGGACGAAGTATGGTGACTCATGAACCGCTCAAGCCAAGCATTTTCTTCACCGACATCGAGTTTTGTGGACGACGAAGAGTATTCCAATATGAAGACATTGGATTCGTATGGATTATGAAGGCCGAAGAAGGCAAGATCACACGTATAAAAGCACGCGGTCACTGGATGACGCGCCAGCAAGCAATCGATCATAAGCCAAGCACAATTGATCCTGACTGGCGTCAGGTAAGCGAAGAAGAGGCGATCAGGTTTCTGCTTCCTGATCAACCAATGACAACGAATGAGGACGCATGGTAATGACTGAATTTGAAAAATTTGTACAAATGCAGATCGACACCGGTATTCATCCTTCGCAAGTGGCAACGATGGGTTATTGGAACATGTTAAGTCCAGCAGCCTCCAGAGACTTGGCTGTAGCGCTGCAGGCGCGCATTGACGAACTGAACCGAAGCGCCGACACGCGTTATGCACACTATGAGCGCGTCACTAAATTGGCGGCGCATGAGAGCATTGTAATCATGTCTAAACAAGAGTGGGAAGAACAACCGCTGATCTGGAAAGTGGGCGTGATCGTCAACCGTCAAGAGCGGGCCGGTCTTCCCGGTAGTCGCTGGACGCCTGATACGCCGGCGAGCGATGTGGTGGCGTGGTGAACCTGCTTTTCATCGCCCTTCATCCTGATTTTCTCAGGGGCACCAACCCGTTCGTGGTGGCATACAACCTCGACACACCTAATGGCATCAAAGAGCAGTGGCGGGTCGACAGTGCCGGTGTGAAGTATGGCGTCACTCATGGTGGAATGAAAGGGGTGTGGGGCTATCTGTACGAAGATAAGTGGCAGCAACTCACCTACCTGGAAGCGTACGCCAGATTTCCAGCGCTGAAAGAGGCGATCGAAGCGCACAAAGAGGAGATGGTGCCATGGTGACGCGGCGATTCGCCAATCCCATGTGGGATAACGGAAAGGTCATCGAGTGGAGAGGCGCAAGTGATCTTTGGACGGTCGTACCGGGCGAGCGGGATCATCACTGGAACGGCGGTCTTTTTAAAACGCCAGAAGAAGCGCTTGCCCGCTGTCTTGAGGCGGTAGCGCGCGGTAACTGGTACGAGATACCGGAGATACCGGAGATCGTTCGTGAAGACTTGCCAGGGTGGTCGTCATGGTGACGTATGAAACCTACCTGGAGTTCAGAAGGCTTTGCGGACTGTCCAAAGATTCTGATTGCGGCCCGATTCAGTGGGCGGACATGGATGACGAAAAGCGCCTCGAGACAATGGCAATAATCGATCGCGTGTACGGCAAACGCCAAGCAAGAAAAGATCAAACGCAAGTCAAGTTCAACGAATACGCTCAATGGGGCGGCTGGTAAATCAAATGGAGAAACGCATGCGCACGATATACGAAATTTTCACTTGTAAGCACTGTGGTTGGCAATACTGCACGCCAATGTCTTACTGCCCATCCTGCAAACGTAGCACCTTGAGGTAAGCATGGAACACATCATCGAAACAGACGGCATCACGGTATGGGTCAACACGGCGCACGAATGCATCGGCCGCTTCGGTCAGATGGGGATCGACATTCACACGACCATTGAAGAGCAGGCAGCGGGCAGTGGTCAATGCCTTGAGTGCAGTCACGGCCCTGTGACGATCGAGCATTGGGAGCGCTTCAAAGTGGCGATGCTCGAGCACTATGGCGTTGTGGTCACTGACAAGCACAAGCCACGTCGTTTTCTGCAATGAGAGCCATGTACGAGGAATACGTAGAGCTTTGGGACTATCTCGAAGAAGGGTACAAGTCCTCTCTGCTCTTGCCAAGAGAGTGGAAATTGATGCCTGACGACAGAAAGATCACGCTTCTTGGCGACATGAAGGTGGCTGTGGCTGGCACGCTCTCGTACGATCGTTACATCAAACTCCGACGTGCCGCCAGGCACGAAGGAGAGGTGAAGCCGGGCTTTCAGGAGTATTTCGATCTATCCCAAGATGGTTGGAACAAACAGACCTTTTACCTTCGGCGCAAAATGATCGATGGATTGCTGATCGAGACAAAAGGATCTACACCAAAGTGTGATCCTGATCACGAAAATTTTTATCCAGAGACTTGGGGGAATTGGTGATTGATCCTGGGCGCCGGCATGTATAAGGAGGCACGTATCGGAAACTCCCCGGAATTCTATAAGGAGGGTCATTGGAGGGTCGGAAGTTGAGGAAGGCAGGGCCTACCCGGACCTGAATCCTTTCTAGGACTTCGGTCTTCCACCCGGCTGGCACTCCCACTGTGCAGCGAAGGGCGGGTCCATTCTTGCGTCACCCTGTCGCGTACATGAATGCGCACACGCACAGCACGACTACAGCGCATGCAAGCGTGAGATTAACGAATGCGTCACACGCGTACACAGCACGCGCATGCGCTTGTTCTTTGAACGTCATCATGTGTTTCATGTTCTACCCTCTTGTGTAGCGTACAGCGTGCGCTGTGTAGTGCGCACGCTGTACAGGTTGCTTATTCGCCCGTTTCTTCGGTTTCTTCGTTCTCTTCGTCTACTGCGTGCCCGATGCGTGCAGCGACACTATCGAAGTGTTCGAGCAGTGCAGCGCGCGTGTCGGGCATGAATTCGATAGCAGCATCTTTCTTGCCCTTGACGCTCTCGCACATACCGAGAATGCGAAACAGTTCACGCGTGCTGCTAAGTTGCGTACTACCAGTACCGGGCGAATACGTGCTTTTGTCGATCAGCTTTTCGGTAATCGCTTCGTTCATTTCAAGCGACGTGAGCGCACAGAAAGCACCTTTGCTAGACACAATACCGTTGTTCTTCAAAGCGTTGATAGTGATGATGCGCGTGTGCGGGTCAAGCATACGAAAGTCTTGATGCCCGAATGCTTTGATGAAGCGAACGACTTTTTCGAAAGTCTTTACCTGAATGTACGAAGTGTCGTTACTGATCGATGGTTTGCCCTTGCTTGCGACGGTCAGTAAAAAGCTGAAATCAAAGATTGGTTTGACTTTTTCGACTGCAATCTTGAATTCGTTGTAAGCGTTCCCTTGTGGGTCGAAGTTGTCAAGCAAACCATTTTTCTTCGTGATCTCGGTCGATACAGTGTGACCGTTTGCAGCTAACCATTCGCGACGTGCAGTCATTGCTTCGAACAGTTTAGCGACGACGGTTTCAGCTTTCATGCGTTTGACATTTGCGTTCATGATAATTCCCTTTGAGTTTGATTTAGTTGAGTTTGGTTTGAACTACGTTTGTTTGTTTCATCATCTATTCGCTATTCGTGCAACTAGCACGCATTCGCTACTGTGTGAAACCTAAGTTGTTAAAGAGCGGTGTTGCTTGCTGCTACCGGGTTCAGAGCGTTGTGTCTGTCTCGATGAATAGAATCATCTCACGTATTGGCCAGAACACAAAGCGTTTTCTGTGAGTTTTTCAAAAATCACGCAAATAATTTGTTGTGATCTTTTTTCGTTGTATTTGAGCGGACACTGTTGACCCTGTACCGGTGTCGTGCTATTCGCGTGCGCACGCACATGCATAGCTATATAGTTGGTTGGACCGCCCTTCCATGGATCGACGCGCAGGAAAATCCTGGCACTTGACGACCCTTCCATGGCTTCTCCATGGCTGCAGTTCCATGGAAAGTCCTCTCTACATACGTGAGGCTGATTCCACTAAATACTCCGCCAAAGCTCAGGCTTTTCCATGGATAGTCCATGGCGCCGGGCGCCAACTGCCTACTTGGGGATTGCTTGGGTTGGACACCGCGCGGCTATAAGGTATTACATACCTATAAACCAAACACAATGTATTTAGGAAAACGCAGCTTGGGGACTTGCACAACGCCGGGATGAAACCTGTTGCGGATCGCTATGATAGTGTCATGAACACTTCGACCCTTCTCCGCACATGGCAACTCTCTACCAGGCATGGCCCTGTGAGTGTGGCTGGCGCGGCGATTTTCCCTATGGCAGATGGTGGTCGGATGATCCTTGGGCAGTCCGTGGACAGTGGTGGCAAGGAGGTGGTGCGGGCAGGATGACCCAAGGGGAGCCGAGGATCAGTTCAGAACACAATGAACTGAATACACTCACCGCCTCTCCTTATGCTCCCTTGCACTCTCTATGGTGCGTGATGTGTACGTGGTTCCTATGCTCATACGTATGCTTGATCCATGGCTTCTGTGTATCTGTGTTCTCTTCTTCCTACTGTTGAACCATACGTGTGATCGTTCTCTTGTACCGGTGTTTCCTCTATGAAGAGTCGTTCTTGTCGTTGGTCTGGTTCTTGTCTGTGTTGTTCGTGGTCGGTTTGCTGGTTTGCTTCTTTGTGCTACGTTTGAGGTCGCTAGACCGGTCTGTGTTCGGTCCAGGTTGGTTGATTGTCTCTTTCTGTACTACGCGGAGGTGGCCTGAGCATTTGGTCAATGGCCGGGTGGCCTGGCCTGTGGTTGCCTCCGCGTTAGCCTGAGCATTAGGTGCCAGCTACATGCCGGTCAATATTCCCAGTCCGAATGCGATTGCAGCGAACAGAATCATCACAGTGATCCATCGTGCGGTTGACATATCCCGGTTGCCTTGCCTGGTTTGTTGATCCCGGTCTGCCTTGCGTCGATCAGCTTTGCGTTCGTTGTACATGGTTCAGTTCACCCCAGGCTTCTTGTTCATGTACTCGCGCAGCCTCCACTTGATGATGTTGTTGGGAAGCCGTTCATAGACTTCGCGCATGAGTTCGTAATTGCGTGAGTCCTTGACCTGTACCATCATCGTGGCCGAAGCCTGCTCTTGCTTGTCACGAAGTTGGTTGATCTGTTCCTCTATGGTAATGAGGTGGTTGATCGTTTCGTTCATTTCCGACGTAACGTGAGACATTCAGTCTTCCTTTTTGCGTGAGTTGGCCAGATTGATGTAGGATTGCAGTGCGACCCGGTGGAAGTCCGCTTTTTCGGGAAGCCTCTTGATGACCTCTTGCATGGTCGCGACATCACCGGTTTCCATTGCCCGTTGAGCGATCGGCTTGATCAAGTCATCTTGCAGTTCGGCAATTGCATCGATTGCGTCTTGATGCCGACGACTCTTGAACAGATCACGCTTTTCCTGCTCTGTCAGCAGGTCGTTCACTTCATTCGTGCTCATGCTTTCGATTCCTTTGTGTTACGGTTATGACGTGCCTTGCGGGCGCGTTCCTTGGGGAAAGTGATCTTCCAGCTTCTTGATCACGCGTATTGGGCCGGTTACTCGCCGGCCGTCTTTTCTTTCAACATGTTCATGACGTTGTGCATTGCCAGGCGCGATTTGCACCAAGCGTCGTCACTGACACTGTTTTCCATGTCGTCTTCGTCTACTACCATGCGCATGCCTACCTTGGTTGGTCGATAACCGATTGCATGCATGCGTTGATGCGTCATTTCAACATCAATCATGATCCCCATCGGGAGATCGTCACCGGGATGGCTTTTGCGGTGGTCGTTGATCATTTTGGCCATGCGCTTGTCTTCTTCCTCAACAAAGCGCATCTCCATTTGTGTTGCTTCGCGTAGTCGCTCGTTCATGATTTACCCTTTCTGATTAAGACACATTGTCGCTTGTGATTTGTGGAAACGAACCGGCAGTTCGATTGGCTCGAACCCTTTAAAAGCGCTTAGAGCGCTTCGGGGCTTCAACCCTTGATATGGGTCAGATTCGCTGAGAAAACGCTCTGTAACGCGTTCTGGTGCGTAGGCCGGGCATGCTTGATGATGGTTGACCCGTAATGCTCAAAAAGCGTGGAAAGTCTTGAGCGTTGGATAAGCGCTAATTTGCATTATAGGCAAATAATACGTGTGAAAACAATGACTTAGCCATGGCTTTGTGAGTGTGCTTAAAAAGTAGGCAGAACGCCTACTTTAGTTGTTACTTAGACAATGCTTGTTCCCTCTTGAGCAAGCCAATCATCCAGTTCACCCAGGCGACACGCGCGGCGTACATGCTCTCATCGTCGGTTGGCAAACCTCTCTTGCGACGCCAACCATTGAGCCACACTTCACCGCCAAGATTGTGGCGAATGTACGATGAAAGGTAAAAGCCGACATCAGTGCTTGGAAGCGTGCTGCAAATGCCCCAAAGTGAGTCGCGTTTGTGAGCGATCAGCCTTCGACGTGAGGTTTTGAGCGCCGCGATCATTTGCTTGGGTGTCGGCCGCGCATAATACTTCGATCTGAACTGCGGAGTGCCTTCGATACTCATGCCTGTTCCTCCTTGAGCAGTTCAAGCATCCAGTCGATCCAAGCCAGACGTGCAGCGCGCATACTTTCAGCATTCACCGGCAAGCAACGCTTGGCACGCCACGAGTTGAGCCACAGATAGCCGTCAAGCGATTTGGTAATGTATTCCGCGAGATAGCCGCCTGCCTTACCCACCGGCAGCGCGCAGCAAATGCCGGCATGTGTGGCCGCGAAGCCATAAGAGATCACTTTGCGCGCATGTTCAAGCGCTTTGATCATATCGTTAACTGGCGGGCGCGCTCTGTGCGTCTTGAATAACGGAATGTCCTTCATGCTCATAATTCATCCTACGATGTTGAAGTGTTGATGGAATGCGATTTCGCTGCACGTCTGGTAATACGTGTCGCCGGCGACAGGCCACAGTCGAAAGTAGAACGACTTGTCAACCATGCCGATCTTGCGAAATTCGCAGTCGTAAATCTTGTCGCGCTCATAGCCGCGCAAGTTCTGTGATGCGTCCGGTACGAAGACACACTGCGCCTTGTACCGACCAGGCATCAATTTTGGCACTTTAGGCATCGGGCAGGCTTTGGTATGCTGCACGAATGCCGGCGTCAGCCAGGCTGCTGTTCATGAATGCATCAACAACGGCTGACGCCAGGTCGCGTTCGAGAACTGTTACGCGCTTCTTTGGATTCAGCACCGATGCAATGATCATTGCGACTTCGGTTTGCAGATTTCCACCATCCTTGGAGATGACATCAATCGGCGCTTCAAGAATGCCGCTCGGCTTGTCTGTCAACCACTTGCCGGTGTTGTAGTCGAGGATCGCGATACGCTGGTCACCCTCGCGCGAACGCAATGCAGCATCCAGGCTTTGATAGATCAGCACGGTTTGGCCGGTCAGGTTGATGATGTAGTAGTGCAGGCCGCGGCCGTCGTTTGGTTGCGTGATCAGCATGGCTCACCTGCCTTGCGAATTGCATACGAGGATAAGTGGCGATCGATCACGTCATCGAGTTGGTCGTCGGAGAGTTTGACCATGTTGCCGAAGTCATCGACGACATACGCGCCGCGATTATCATCACCACTGATCAGGGTAACGCTACCCTGGCGAACTTGTTTCATTGCTGGCTCCCTTGTGCGCTGCGCGCTGTTTCGATACATGTATTGTCGCAATCGAACAACGGCAGCGCACTGGCGAGTTAGTCGCTCTCGTTCGTAATGATCATCGACACACGATCGGCTTCAACGTCATCAATCAATTCCTGGATGGCGTCAGGCAGCTTGTCGTGGTCTTCTTGAGTCGCAATGATGATGTCGAGATCGGCCAATTCATTCTTGGTTTCGAAGTCCATGCCTTTTTCAACCACAACGCGTTTCAACAACTTCAAGGCGCCGATAATCAAGCCAAACGCGCGGTGCGCCTTTTCATCTTCCTCATTGACCGGCTCGACGTATGCAATGCGCTCCATACGCTCCAGGGCGCGCCACCCTTCCAAGGCAGCGACACGCATTGCCGGCGTCATGATTCCCCATGACGACGCGATTGGTTGCATTGCCTTGTTGGCGATCGTCAGTTCGTGAATGCCAGCCCAATCGGCAAGCAGACTGATCGCGTTTTCGGCGCTACATTCCTTGGCGGCGTCGAGCAAGAACGTGTCGAGCATGCGGTCACATGCCAACTCGCCTTCGATCGCATTGCCTGCGTGGTCATACAGCGCCAGGTGCGGGTACTGCTCGACCAGTTCTTTTGCGTATGCAAGCGCGTCGTTGTGCTGTGCGAAGTCACCGCAGCATTGCATACCGACGCGTTGCGCGCTCTCGTCGGTCTTATAGTGCAGGTAGACAGAAAACGCGTCAGGGTTCGCGTTGTCAACTTCGATGTTTTCGGTGCCGTATTCGCGCACACCGTTGACTTCCACGGCGTCGAAGTGTTCAGGGTGACCGCCAATGACATCGGGCGCGTACCGGTCAAACAATTCCGGGTTCTTGAGTGATTTGTCGCTCATGTGGATCTCCTTGAATGAAGAAAGGGCCGGCGTCTGTCACCGGCCCATCTATTTACTGCTGATTACTCGGCCGACGGCGCTTTGCCTTCGCTCGTCTTGGCGCGCATTTTCTTCACCATGTCTTCGGCACTTGCGCGCACTGGTGGCGGCAGCGAATCCAGGTCCACGTTCGATTCGATACCGTCGGGGCCGATCTTGACCGCGACGATCGAGGCTTCGATGCCGTTACCGAGATCGAACTTCTGTTCGCCCTTGTCGGCGCCGGTAGTTTCGGCCGAATCGTCCGACTTTTCGTCTTTCTTGCCGGCGCACGCTTCGCAGTCGCATTCGCCAGCGAGAATCAGGCTCGACCAGATCGGGTGACCCAGGCCGCTCTTGGCCACTTCCTTCAGAATTTCATTGGCCAGTTCGGCAGTGTCGACACCGGTGATGCCGCTGTCGTGCAGAATTTGCACGACCTCGCCCTGGAGCGACAGTGCGTTCTTGAGAATGGAAATGATGTTGCTTTTCATGTAATGCCCCTTTAGTTTGTGATCTGGTAGCCAACCAGATGATAAATGTCGCTCCACTCTGCATCGCAGTCGGAACATGACACCGCTTGGCTTGCGGTGTTTGCATCAATATCGACCGAACCACCTTGAATATTAAGGCTGCGGCACTTCGGGCACCGGTTTGGCGCCTCGATGTAATCGGTTTGCGAGATCGGTTCCGGGGTGAGCAGCGCCACTTCGGCATCTGCCCACTTATGCAACCAAGCCTTGCGTTGACCTGTCGAAGCGTCAGCCCACGTTTCGCGGTAATCCTCGAGAACCATGCCGGCTGTGGTGCCATCATCAATGCCCACCTGCTGCATGACGCTGTGAACGGCATCATCGATGTCATTGATGACTGACGCCGCTTCGATCATTGCCGCTGTGATGTCGGTGGCGTTCAAAGTGTTGACCATGACTGTTCGCCTTTTTTGCGGTACTGCATTTCGGTGGCGCCGGCGTCATCCATCGCCCAATCAAGCGGTTCGAACGCCTCTTCCTGCATGGCGTTGTCCAGGTTCTTGCACACGCCGGCGTACAGCAAATTGCCGTCGTCATCGAGCAGTTGGAATTCGAAGTTGCATTCGTTTTTCCAGCGCTCGACCAGTGCTGGTTTTTCAGCAGGCACGCAGTTGCGCAACTTGGTTGCACGCATGGCGCTGTGCGTGCTGACACGCCCAACATGCGATGCGCCGGGCTGCTCGGCGCAGTAATCGTTCGTGATGATCCACAGCATGTTAGATTTTCCTCCAACCCATGCTTTGGCAAAGCCATGCATCACCGTTGTCGAGCGCGACAATGTCGCCGGTGCTGAGTGAGCGAAACGGACCCCACTGCTCGTCGCGGTCTTCCTGACGACCGGGATTGTTGGACATATCGAACAGTTCGTCGGCCGCGCCGGTGTCGATGTAGTGAGCGTCCGAGAGTTCGACAGTCGGACCCTTGAGCGACAAGCCGTCACGATAGGCTTTGATGACATCAAGCGCTGCGCTGGCGAACCAGGCATCACGTTGTAAGCTGGCCGGCGGGAAGTACACGGTGGCTTTCATTTTCTCTCTTTCGCTGTTCACTGCACGTCGCAGTAAAGACAGTATGAAGGTTCGAACCCGGCGCGATCATGGCGATAACATCGCACCGGGTTCAAAGCCAATTAGTGCTTGGTCGGAGCGTCAGGTACAGCGTGACCCGACGATTCGCCTTCTGCGTGCCAGAAGCCTTCGATCGTCACATCAGGCGTCAAGCCGGGAATTGCGCGCTGAACGCCACCTTCGGTCCAGAACATGCATTGCGTGATTTCCGCGCCTGGGAAGAAACCTTCCTCCCAGGGC